ATGGGTAATACATAGAACGCAGAAAACTACAGAGGAGTTAGAACTACTCCAAAAACAAGGTATATACAAGAACATAGATTTAATTAAAGACACAAAGGAAGGCAACTCACAAGGCAACAATGAAGACAAGGCACAAAGATACTCAACCATCGGCGTTTCTATTCCCGTTGAGTATGCTGACGAAGATGAGAAAGCCAACAAGGTTGAGATATTGGAATACTGGGAAGACAATAAAGTTGTCACAATCGCAAACAGAGCTATTGTTATCAGAGAAGCAGAGAATCCATTCAATCACGGAAACAAGCCATTCGTAAGAATTGTAGACCAATCTATACCTCATGAGTTTTATGGTATGGGTGAGTTAGAACCTATTGAATCACTACAATACGAATTGAATAACCGCAGGAATCAGAGAATGGACAACGTCACTCTCGCTCTTAACAGAATGTGGAAAGTTAAGAACGGGGCTAATGTTGATGAAGACGAACTGGTATCAGACGCAGGTGGTGTAATCCATACAGACGATATAAATGGCATTGAGCCTGTGCTTATGCCCGATGTAACAGGTTCTTCATATCAAGAAGAAACATTAATTAAAGGCGATATTCAACAAACTACAGGAGTAAGTGATTTTACTCGTGGGGTAGGTTCTGACGCTTTAGCCAATGAAACAGCGACGGGGATCTCATTAATTCAAGAAGCAGGGTCCGCTCGGTTTCGTCTAAAGATTCAGAATCTAGAAGAGATGGGTATTAAACCTATCGGACAAATGATGGTCTCTATGAACGAGCAATTCATTGACGAAGAAAAGGTCATAAGAATTGTTGGTCCAGAAGGTGCTACATTTGAATCTATTAAACCTGAAGACCTCAAAGGAAACTTTGACGTGATGGTTCAGGCTGGTTCAACATTACCAGTCAATGAAGCAGTAAGACGAAAACAGGTTATGGATATGTTCCAAATCTTCGCAGGTGACCCAGAGGTTAATCAAAGGGAACTTAAACGAATGGTATTAGAATCATTCGGTGAAAAGAACTTAGATAAACTTCTACCAACCATAGGAGAGGGACAACAAGCCCCAGGATTAGAAGGCTTATTACCAGTAGATACAGGTGGTCAATTAGACCAACAAGGAATACTTCAGGCAGCTAACGCACCTGAACAGATTTAATGGATAAACACGAAATAAAAGATCATAAGGTTGAGAAGTTCAAACAGTCTCAAGATATAAAGACGCTGTTAGAAGATGACAGGTTTAAGTTTTTGATGGATAAGATTGAAGCACGAATAAAGACACATGAAATAGAAATTAAACATGCAACCTCATGGGACGACTTTCTTACAAAGAGAGCCTACTATGGGGGATTGAAGGCATTACGTTTGGAGATTGACACGATCATCTCTAAGGGTAAGTCGCACCTTAAAAAGTAAATACATATTAATCGCTTGTAGATTGTATGCCGAGGGGGAGGATTACTAAGAGACTGGTCTCCGTCAGTCGCCTTCGGCACACAGTCTATGAGCTTAGTTAGGAAGTTTTATGGACGAACCAAAAACCAATACCACAGCCTCCAAGGATGATACTGAGTTATCAAAGATGGAACAAGCAATACAGGATGCGGCTGGAACCCCTGAAACCCCTGACTCTCCAGAGTCACCTAAAGAAGAAACTCCCCAAGCTCCTCAGTTTGGTAAGGAGTATTCGGATTTAGCGGACAAGAAAGGTTTTAAGACCCCCAGCGATCTCGCTAAGAGTTATCGTGAATTGGAGTCTTACAAAACCCAACTTGAACAAGATAGAAAGGATCTAATGTCTGCGGTAAAGCAACCCGCCCCAGCAGACGATACTAAAGAGGAATTGCCTCCTCAACAGCGAGAAGCTTTAAATCTTCTAGAAGGTGTAGTTGAAAAGGTAATGAGTAGAAAGTTAGCTCCGATAGAAGAAACGTTTGAAGTGCAAAAAGCAAAGGAAGAGATATCCGATGTTCAATCTAAGTTCCCTGACTTCTCAGGTTACGCAGTTGAAAATGCAATCAGACACGTGCAGAAGAACCCAAGTCTCAGCTTGGAAGACGCACATAAAATTCTAAGCTATCCGGAACAAGTTAAAAAAGTCCAGACTCAAGAGAAAAAGGCTGTAAAATCTGCGGAGAAAGCAAAAGCCTACACCGAAACGGCTGGTAAGGCTAAAACGGGATCGGATACAGATTATTCCAAACTCTCTTTAGAAGAAATGGAACAAATCCTCCCCAAAGCTGGTCAATTCATTGATTACAAAGGTAATCTCCACAGATAATTATTAATAAGAGTAGGAGTCAATAATGGCTTTAACCACTTCAGGTACCCTCTCTTCTGTAGTTAAATCATACTACGACAAACGCTTCCTCATGAGAGCCGAAGCAAATTTCGTATATAAACAACTTGGAAGACTAGGTGTTGTACCTAAAGGTGAAGGTAAGACCGTCGTTTGGAACCGCTACACTAACCCATCTGCAAAGACAAGTGCATTGTCAGAAGGAACTGATCCCACACCAAGTGGACTATCAGCAACCCTCGTAAGTGCAACTGTCGCTCAGTATGGTAATTTTGAGCAAATTACAGACTACTTGGACTTAACCTCCATAGACAACTCTATCTCGTCAGCAATTGATTTGTTAGCTTATGAAGCTGCACTTTCAATTGATACTGTTATCAGGAACGTAGTTGATGACACCACAAGCATTTTATATGCCTCAGGTGTTGCCAACAGAACTAGCATTAGTGCTACAGACGTTACCACAGTTGCAGACGTTAGAAAAGTTGTCAGGGAACTAAAATCCAATAACGCCCGACCTATGGCTGATGGCACATTTGCTGCCGTCATTCATCCCGACGTAGAATACGACCTTCAAGGCGATTCTAAATGGGAAAGTGCTGTATATTACACAAGTAATGTAGACAGACTTTACAATGGCGAAGTTGGAAAACTCTACGGTGTTAAGTTCTTGAACTCTACACAAGCTCCAATATTAACGAACTCAGGTTCGGCTAATACTGAAGTTTACCAATCTCTGTTCTTCGGAATGGAAGCATTTGGTGTGTCAGACTTACAGAATCTAACTACTTATGTAGATAGTCCTTCACCACGCTCTGCTCTAAGATTATATTCCGATGTCGGATGGAAAGCTGGTTTTGCGACCAAAATTCTAAATGAAGACTTCATGTATAGCTTAGAATCAGCAGCAACCGCATAATCACTAAGATTATCAAATTAAGGAGATCCTTTCGGGGGTCTCCTTTTTTATTCCCGTAGAATTTGCGTTAATATGGTACAATGATGTAGTTTATAAATACCGGTGAGGGAAAACAAATGATACATCCAACAGAGGGTAGGATATTAGTTAATAAGATAGACAGAGAAACCACTACAGAGGGTGGTATTTTATTACCTGGACAAACACTACAAGAAGAATCTCTTTATTACGGAGAGGTTATCTCAGAAGGTCATAAGACATTCCCTAAAGGAACTAAGATATTCTACTCAAGATACTCAGCTACAAGTGTAAGAGATACAGAAGAAGCTAAGAAGGATATTGGTATTTATTACATAATCTCTGATCTAGACATAATGGCAGTAGAAAAATGACACTACAAGCGTTTGAGAAGGCTGTACAGAATTATGTACCAGCGTTTCATATAAGACAGGGTAGAGGAGACATAGTAGGAGCCTTCGTGAACAACAATTACTTATTCAGGCTTAACAAGGGTGAACTGCACCTAATGAGTTGGAGAACTCCCACTATAAAGACTGAGAGGGGAATAGCTAAATCCAATCGTAGACGGGGTAGAATGCAATCGTTACAGATTTTAGTAAATATGCGTTGGCTTAACTCAAAACAAGCACAACAGATAATGTGGGGGATAGAATGAAGATTAGTATAGTCATGGCAACTTTCAACAGGGCAAAGGACTTTTTACCAAATGCAATAGATAGCGTATTAAGACAGACTGAAACAGAGTTTGAGTTGATTATTGTAGACGATGGATCTACCGATAAGACTAAGAAGGTAATATCTAAGTATAAAGACCCACGCATAACCTATCTAAGAATGCCTGAGAATACAGGATCAGATACCAAACCTAAGAACAGAGGAGCTAAACACGCTTCAGGCAAATACCTTATGTTTGTAGATGATGACGTTATACTTGAGGAAGATGCTGTTAAAGACCTCTCAGAGTTTCTTAACCTTAACAAAGACGTAGATGTAGCTTATGGGGATATGATGATTGTCTACCCAGACGGCAGAGAAGAACCAGGTATTAGATCAGACTTTAACGGACAACTACTACTTCTAAGGAATTACATAGATAATTCAACTGCGATGATGAGAAAAGACGCTTTCATGTACATTGGAGGCTTTGATACCACGCTACCTAAGTTTGTAGACTGGAATCTATGGGTTCGTCTAATGAAAGCTGGTTACAAGCTACAAAGACTACAGAAGTTCACCCTAAGATATTTCATGCACAAGGATATGAAGAGCCAACGAGTTAAAACGGAAACCTATATGCACCCCAAACTAGGAGAGTTATGGGTTCCTACTTTTGACCCGTTTGGATGTAGATGGCACATCAATAACTTTGGTAAGTCTAATAGACCCCGTGTAGCAATCTTTACCATGCACTACGACAGACTTGATTATTCTAAAGCAACCTATAACTCAATGGAAACGGCTGGATATGATTACGACTGGTTC